TACATTTTATCAAAGGAGTATTAGAAGATCATCCTGAATTATTTAATTCTCGAGTAAGATGTTTCATTCCAGCTCACGTAATTCGTTCTGGACATAAAGAAGTGAGTGATTTATTATTTGAAAAGTGTAACGATGTGGTTGTGGTGATTATTAATAGTAAGGATAAAACACTTCGATTTCAAAAAAATGGTAAAATTTATGAGATTTCAGTAGTATCTGTAGATAAAGAGGTATGCGAACGAATTGGAGAAATTTTAACACAATATGACTTATTAGACAGACCATTATTTATTACTGGATTTTTATGTGTAGGAATGGGTCAAACGCTTACCCATTCGTCTTATGGAACGTTTACACATGCAATCATAAGCCATTTTAGTGTAAATACGGTGATTTTGTATCAATTAATGGGACGTATTACGGGAAGAACGAAAAAATGGGATACGTATTCTCAAACGACTTTATTTTGTCCTACTCCTATTTATGATTTTGCGATTCAGATGGAAAAAATAACTTCTCAAATCCATCATAAAATTACTTTGTATCCAGACGATTTGAAATAATTATTTGAATAAATAATTATTTAGATTAACGTAAAATATGTTACTTAACGTTTAGTTTTACGAGTTTTAGTTTTACGAGTTTTAGTTTTACGAGTTTTAGTTTTACGAGTTTTTCTAGTGTTTCGAGTTTTTCTTCCTTCCACTTCAGAAGTAAGATTAACTATTTGTTTATTATACATGTTTCTTTTTATTTTTTCTAATTCTGAATAATATGTCAATTTAACATTGTTAATAAGTTCTTCCATCCAAGGTTCTGTTTTATATAAAAATATATCAGGTACACGGTCACCTACAAAAATACATTTGTCTTTTAGATACTTTTTCCATCCAAATTCAGATTCATCTTCTGATAATGCCCATAATTCATCCGCTATCATATTTAATTCTATTTCGGTTGGATGATGAGGATCTGTTAATTTATCATTTATATAGTAAAAACATGATGTTTTGAAATATTTTTTAATTTCAGGAGGACCATAATAAATGGGAACTGAACCAGCTTTAAATGGCATTATAATTTTTTCACTGATATAACCTGGACTTAATATATTTTCAATAGCAAAAGCGAATTTAGATTCAGCGTATATACATGGAAGAATGTTCCAATTTGCATTACTTGACATATGTATTTTACATATTGGTTTACCGTTAATTAGAACATCTTTAGGATGTCTAGATTTATTACTATTGTTTTTACAATATCCGTATGACCTTACTTTTTTAATTGTAATATCTTTATTTTTTAATGGGTCATCTATGTATTCTAATTTATCAAATAAATCATTTCTAATTGGAGTTGTACAATTAGATGCAATAAATATAAAACTAATTGGTTTACCTTCATCTGGAGCATTAATTAAAACGGTTTTATTATCTTCTGTATCAAATTCAATGGAATCTATATAATAATGGGTTGCATAAGGTATCCATTGACTATAAGTATGGGTATCGAAATAAAATAATTGTTTACCCCACCATATGACATTTTTATATAATCTCGTATCATACGGTCCTACATTCTTTATAGTTCTTTCATCTTTTGAAATTGTATTTATTTCACATATAGGTAATTGATATGGATTTAAACCGGCACGTAATGGTTCAATACTAAATGACATATATGGAATATCATATGGTTTATCATTATAATAAGGAATAGATGGATTAGTTGAAGAACAACGTTTATCAATAGGTATAATATCTCTATCATATGTTGTTCTTTCAAAATCATATGGAGATGAACAATTATCATTACCCATCCAGTAATGTGTCCCTCTAATTATTAAATTAGGTTGTAGTGAAGAAACTTCTTCTTCTAACGTAATAAAATGAAATAATTTAAATGAACGTTCTTTTTCCATATATTTTCTGATAAGTATGTTATGTGTAGGGAACGAATGGGTAATAATGTGTTCAAACACACGTTTAAATACAAAATTATAAAAAAAATCAGATTGAGCTTCAAATCCAATGACAAAATAAAAATTCCGATGATAATGAGTTTCATAAAATGTAATTATATCATTGTAATTTTGTTTTATATATAAATACGATTTTTTCATAAAACAATGGTGTAAAAATAAATCACACCATTGATAGTATAGACTTTTGTGAATACTACATTTAGGATAACAAAACGTTGATAATTCATAAAGACTTTGTTTACTATGTTGACTTGATTTGATGATATCAGATAAATCTTTAATTTGTAAAGAATGATAACATAATATTTCTAAACAAATCATACCAACTGCATACCAGTCAATTTCTTTTGAATATTCACTATCAAATGTAGTACTATCTCTATGATTTATACTATTTGTATATAATGGATGTTGAGAATACCTAATATTAATATCAGAAGAACAATCTAAATCTGAAATACAAACATTATCTAAATCAATTAATATAAGTTCAAGTGTATGTATATTAATCATAATATTTTTTGTATGCAAATCTCTATGATATATATGAATATCATGAATATTTATTATCAAATTAATTAAATTAATAATAATTTTCCAACGATAATTATCTAACATATAACAATTTTTATCTATTGGTAATTTACCATCTTGGGTAAAATTTAATAATTGATGACTATATAGGTAATCAGATAAACTTTGATGATCCACTAAAAATTTAAATAAGCGACATTGAGATATATAACCTTTATGGTTAATTCGAAACGAAGTGATAGCATCTAGGTAATATCTAGATGATGGTAAATCTGGTAATTTAATATCATGTGAAAATTTAGGTTTAATCACTTTTAATAAATAAATTTCATCATCATATGTAAATTTGTATGTGTCTGATGTGAGACCTCCGCTATTATAATACGTTAACATAAAATTATTATATTTAATCTTGAAAAATTCACATAAAGAAATGTTAATTTGTTCTTGTAATTCACTAATGGGTATGGAGTCACCAATGGGTATGGAGTCACCAATGGGTATAGTGTCACTGGTGAAAATATCATAGTTGTCAAAATACTGATTTGGTAATTGTTTATTCATTTATTATTAATTAGTTTTTTTTACAAATTTTTTTTATATGAAATTAATTACCACTTGATGAAAAATATATTTACGGTAAATAATTAGATAACTTTAAACCACTTGTTAATTTCAAAGATTGATTTAGAAGCAAAAGCAATTTTACGATAAAAATATAAAAGTTTATTTACGATAAAAATATAAAAGTTTATTTACAAATAAACTTTTAGTTATTTAACATGTTACAATTTTTTCATTCCTCTTTTTTTCGATTTTTTCATTCCTCTTTTTTTCGATTTTTTCATTCCTCTTTTTTTCGATTTTTTCATTCCATAACTACTACTACTACATGTTGTACATCCAATTTTACCACATGTTGTACATCTACTACATCTTGTACATCCATATCCATTAAGACCACATGTACATGTATTACTACTACTACTACATGTTGTACATCCACTACGACCACATGTTATACATATATTACTACCACCAGATCTTAAAAGACTAAGCTGTTGAGGACTAAGCTGTTGAGGACTAAGCTGTGAAGAACTAGATGCTGAACTAGAACTAGATGCTGAACTAGAACTTGTTATTTTGTGTAACACTTCATCAATATCAAAATCATCATCACTGTATGTTGCACTAGTTTCGTCATCTTGTTTTTGTTCAGCGATTAAAGAGTCAATATCAACTTTTTGATACGGTTTTTGAATCGCGTCTTGTAATTGTTTTCCTAATTCATGTATCATTGTCTTATCCATAGGTTGTGTTAGTATTAGATTATTATCAAACAAGTCTCTAGTAGAGGGATCTTGTTGTATTAATACTAACATTGACTTTTCTACAGAAGTCAAATAATTAGACAATCGCGTCAATGCTGTCGCAATTGTGATAGAACCATTCGTTTGCATAAGTTGGTTAATTAGTTCGTATCGTTCTAGACGGCATTCTAATATTGTTTTTTTCTCTTGATCTTTATTAAAATACATTTTAATTAAAAAACTTTTTGGAATTTGATATAACATACTATTTAACAAGTAAAAATAATGAGATCCATATAAATTATATGCTTCACAAAATGTTGGATTATTAATATCTACTAATAACGATAATATAGAATTGGGTTTAACGCGTGGCCAAAATAAATGAACAAAATCAAAAGCATCTCCAAAATAATTACTTCTAGGTTCTTTAGATACGTTATAAATGATAAATTCATTAGCAAGTGACCCATATTGTCCATTTCCTGGAGTAAAATAAAACAATCCGTTCATATGATTAATGATCAAACTAAAATTATATGGAGAAATATTCGTGATTGTGTTACATTCTTGAGGTGTGTCTAAAGAAATAATAGGAACGGAGAAACGTATTAAAAAATAATCAGTGTTAGGAAACTCATACTGAAATGTATCTAATCCAAACGCAATTTTCTGTAAAATTTCGCATTTTTCTTTAAATGTCTTTTTTAATCCAAATGAATCTAACAAAAATTTTAATTCATCCGATTTAAAAATAATAATATTTTTATTTTTATTTACATAATAGGTGTGATTCGTTTCTAATTCCATATTATTTTTATCTAAAATGTAATAATTTAATATATCAATCACATTTTTCAACACATCTATTTCTTGTTGCACATAAGACATAGGTTCACCACGAAGAGAAAAATCTTTTATCATACGGTATGAAAAATTAATAAATTCTTGTATCAAGTTAATTAGTGTTTTATAAATTTCTACATATTCTAATTCTAACATAAGAGTATCAAATGCTAGCGTTAACATTTCCATTTGATATTCTTGTAACGTCTTTGATTTATACATTTGTAACGCTCTCGTCACAATTTGTGTTAACTTTTTATGTATGATTGTTATTGTTTTTTTATCTAAATTCATTTTATAGAGCGTTGGAATCAACACAGAAAGAATGTTTTCGTTTTTTAAATCATATGAACTTAAACAAACGAATGAATAAATATCAATCGTTGTATATGTATAATATGTTCCAAGAAATTGGTTTAAAAAAATTAACAATTGGTATAATGTAAAATCAGTATGTTCACTACTTTTACGCAAATAAATTTGATCTTTTATTTCACGAAAAGGAATAAATTGAAACTGATTCACATTATTTTCATAATATATATATATTCCAGCAGAAGACATTCCATCCGCTAAAGATATGTGTTCGTTTGCTGGATTCTGTCCTGATATTATAATATTAGGAACAACCTGATATGTATGATCAACAAATGGAAAACCCAACACTTGACTATAATAATTAGCAATTGACCCATTTTGTAATTGATTTGGTAAATTAAAAAAATTAGTTCTATTTAAATGGGCAAAATTAAAATAAAATTCTCGAGGTAATTGCCATCCTAGTAATCCAATCGGGTTAAATGTATGAAATGTAAAAGGTGGTTTAAAAATAACTACGTTATCATCTTTTGCAATCGTTCCATGTCCATTAATGATGATTTTTAATTTTCCATTCATAAAAGATCTATTATATTTTATTAGATTCGATACTAAAGAAAATTGATGATCGTATATTACTCTCAGTATTCTAATATCTAATTGGTCTAATGTAAACACAACATTTACTGTATGATATTCTGAACGAACAGATACATTCAATTTTGATAACAGATCTATAGAAGGAAAATAATGTTCCAAGTTTTTTAGTAAGATAATTATTTGTGTCGGATCAACCATATAAGAATTTAACGCTGTTATATATCTATTTCTTATAGAGTCTACTGTTCTTTCTAATAATTGAATCATCTTTTATTATTAAAAAATATTATTTTAATAACAAAATAACAAAATAACAAAATAAAAAAATAAAAAAATAACAAAATAACAAAATAACAAAATAAAAAAATATAATAAACATACACTTTTTTTACGTTAAATAATTAATGAACATAAGCGATTTAATCTTGACTTTTTTTAGAGAACGAAAAATTTACCTTACCTGAAAAATGTTAAGGTAAGATGAAGAAAGAAAGTAATTTCCAACTAACAATAATTTTTATAAAAAATAATATCTACGAGTAATGTAAGATGAATTATTATAAAGAATTTATAAAAAAATCGTATCAAATTAGAAAAGACTTGTCAAATAAAATCAAATTACAATATAACAAAATTCCAGTAATTATAGATAAATATCGCGAAACTGATCCA